CTTCGAGATATTTCAGGAGTAATCTGGTTTAGAAGTTCCCGCCTAAACTCATGCGGTTTCATTCCAGCAAACTCTGCAAAATACTCTAAAGCACCCATTGCATCTTCATTTTTTATTTTTTCAGCAAAATTATTAATATAGCCATTGATCTGATCAAGTTCCTTATCATACTGGCTTTTATAGTCGTCAAATTCTTTTTTATCTGTAGAAAACTCTTGGAATTTTTTATCATAAGAAATTTTTCCACTATAATTATTTAGTAACTCTTGTAGTTCTACGTCTACTTCTTCTCCGTCGATCTTGTGTTTAAATACTGAGTTCGCTGCAATTTCCGTCTCTTGTTCGCCATTTCTCGCAACGATTTTTTTAATTTCCTCTTCAAGCGTTTCTTCTGGAGTTTCTTCCTCTTCTCCATTACTCTCTGCTTGACTCGATAGTTCGTTTTCTTGTGGCGTTGTCTTTTCAGTACTCTCTTCAGAGGAATCTCCTTCGATAGTTAATTCATCTAGGTCATCAAAAGAAAGGGATGCTGCATCTGATGTATCTACACTATCAGAGGACATATCCTCAGCTATTTCTTGATCTAAATTTCTAATTTCATCACTCATTATCTTCTCCCTGTTCTAATTCTGAGTTATCTTCTCCAGGAATCATTCCTGTAACTGGTAAACCTTGGTTAGCTTGTCCCTGTACTATAAGTCTTTGTTGCTCTAATGACTTCGGTACATATCCATTTGGAAATACAGGAAAATTAGGTAATTCAGCTAATTTTGCCTCATAGGCAGGATTCATTTTAGCTCTTTCTACCATTAAAAATTCATGTATAGCTATATGCTGTAACATTTCTTCTCTTAGATCAGCAGGACACTCTTCTTTAAATGCTCTCTCTTGCATAGCTCTTGTATGCACTTTCCAATGTAAAATATGATCTTCAAATTCTTCAGGATCTGCTACTGGACGAGCTGCTAATATATCTTCATTCTCAGATTCAGCTGCTCTTATAGATACTGTTACTAAAGAGTTAGCTTTTTCAGAATCTCCTAGATCTAATAAATCTATCCATCTTTCATTAGATAAAAGATCTGGTTTCATTTGCATTATTTCTACAATACGTTGAATTTTACCTGCTTTAGATTCAGGTAATCCTGATCCTAGCTCTAATCTAACATCATAATTCTTACTTAGGTTAGCAGTATCGAAATGTCTAATAGAGAACTTATTATTTTTACCTACAATACGTAGCATACGACCATCATCAGGCTCGTAGTAATCTCCACATACAGCAATAGTCATTCTAGCTATATTTTTTATCATGTCATTATGTTTAATAACTGTTGTAGAGTTTCTCTCTTGTTCTTGTTCATTTAGAAATTGTAAGGCTACTGCTGCCGTAATACCTTTAGGAGGTTGTCCTCTAGATACTCCTTGTACACCATATATCTGTCCCATTTCCTCTCTCAATTGATTTCTAAAGCTATACGCTTCAGGAGGATTAGGCTGTGTCTGTAGCATTGTTGGAGGCACTGGTCCTTGATACTGTACAATAGTATTATCATTACCTAGAGATTCTATTTTACAGGCTCCCCTCGGCATAACCCATTTAGAATGTCCCATAAGATAAATATTTTTAGATAATAATGTAGATAAATTATTATGCATATTTTGAATAGGTCTAACCATTTCATATTGAGATACACCATTTAATTGTTCAGGTACATCCATATCTGTCATTCTAATTAAAGGTAATTCTCCATGACTGAACGGTAAATAATCCATTTCTAGTATTACATCATCAGTAAACTTTACATAGTATCCCTCAGGGCAATATTCTGTTTTTTTATGAAACATTTCATATACAACTGTTTCTTCTTCTAATAGATGTTCTGACAAGGAGTCTACATCAAAAGCTTTAACATTAACACTACTTTTTAATTTATCTTTTAATTCAGGATATTTCTTTTTTACTGTTTCTGTAGGCATTACATCCGTTCTAAAGCAATACTCTACTTTATTAAAATCTTTCTGTCTTTGTAGATATACTCTCCAAGGAACTTCTATACTATAATCTATATCTCCTACGTGAACTGGTTTACCTGGATCAAATATAACAGGTTCACCATTTTCGTCATATATAGGATTTGCCTCTTCATCTAGTAGAGGTAGAGGTAGACCTAGATCTCTAGATTGTACGTACATAGGGTGAAGATCGCCTTTATTACTATTCCATGTTATAAAACAGTAAGACTCTCCAAAAATAAAAGAGTTTCTAAGCATTTTTTGTCTTAATTCATCTACATTATTTATGTACCATAAGTGATTTATTAAGTACTTTACAGCTCTAGCTGCATTTCTATCTTCAAATTCATCATTTGTAGGTAATACGTTAACTGCTGGTTTTAATCTAGATAGTTGGGAGATACGTGTTTCTGTCATATCGTGTAAATGATTAACAACAAATTTATCTGTTCTATTTAAAAATTGTTTCTCTGCTCTACGTACAGAATTCATAGTAGAACTAGGAACAGCTCCTCTATATGTTTCTAGATTTTTACGCATTTTAGCATTTCTAGATAAAGCTTGTTTTTGTAAAGATCCTATAACCTTATTACACCACTCCAAAACATCTTTTTTATCTTTTTTATCAATTGCATGGAAAGGCTTAACATTTAACTTATCGGGTCTATCCTCGCTTAAGTCCTCGAAAAAACTGCTCATTTATGCTCCTAAACCATGCGGTAAAATTCTTCATTTTCGTCTTGTTGCTCAGTATTTATTTCAGTTATATCAGTATCTGTTTCTGCTATGTTAGATTCTGTGATAGCCTGGTCTACAGGCATAAATTGTACCGTGTGAGTCTGTTTTTCCAAACTCTTAACTAAAATTAGAGCATACAGCGTAAAAGGTAACAGAATTATGCTTAAAATGCAAGACAAAAGTGATAAAATTATTGATATTTGTGTAATTTCCATGTGTTAGTCCTCCCAGGGTATTATGTTATGTGTCCAATCTTTTTCTGATTTAAATTCATCTAAATCATCCTGTATACTTCTCCATCCTCTATCAGAAGGATCTTTTAAATTTTTCTTTTGTATAATCTCATTCATGTCATAGTTAGCAGCTGCATTTAAATATCTCCAGGTATCTATTAAATGGTCATTTCTCTTGGGTATATCCCCTTTATCTGTTCGTACATAGTTTTGTACTTCCCATTTAAGCTTTACCATACGATCAGTAAAAGTTATAGTATCATATATCATTTGATCTTTACATAATGACAGCCCATTTTCTTTTTTATGTAAATGTTTAGCTGTAGGCATAAAGTAATCTCCATATTGTCCCATTAATTCAGTAGCAAACCAAGCTGCTGCTTCATCATATACTTTATACCAATCCTCTACATCTATATGAGGATTCAATTCTTTCATTTTAGCTTTTATCCTAGGATAAATCTGCCTAACTGTTGTATTCGTCTGGTCAGTCTCGTAGAGTTCGTCAAGAATATACACCTGTTTAGTATAAGGATTGATAGCAGCAAAAAGAACGGCAAAACAAGTAGTGGAGCCAGGGTCAGTAATGCAATACCAATCAAGTTTTTTAATATCTTTTGATAGTTCATTTAGGACTCTTCCGAAGGGTTGTAATTTTTTGGGGTCAAACATTGGGAAAATAGCGTTCCTTCCTCCCAAGCTAATTTGTCCAAAATACTCTCGTTGGATGACATCATCTTCACCACGTAACCTGAGCTTTTCAATTTCCCTGTCGATTTCCTCAGAAGGGATGTGGGGGTTATCATAAGATGACGCGATAATATGTGCGCAGTCTTTCCTACTAAGACATTCATCAGCAAACTCCATGTATTGATCTTGGTTACGATCACCTGGCTTAGGCGGTGTACCAATTATTATTAAAGGCGCTTTACGAACAATACGGTTTGGATTCATCTCAGTATGGAACATAGGATGAAATACCTTAAATTCGTCATATACGACAAAATCAGGTGTAAGTCCGTTAGCAGCAGCCCAGTTCTCTGAGCCTACTATTTTTATTGTACTATTATTTTTAAATGTTATACGAGAATCTGTATTAGCTATAGTTTTTATATACTTTTTTAATGGCTCTTCTCCACCTGGAAGTAGTCTACCTTTATCATCTGTTTCTCTACCAAATTTAGATAATCTACCATTATGCCAAACAAGTTCTCTACCGTGAGCTAGTTCAGGTGTAATGTAGTAACATGTAGAGCCTGGATGTAATAGGGCATGTCTCCACAGCATGTATACTGCGAAGTCAGTTTTACCCCATTTACGTCCACATTGTATAAAGACCGTACCTACATCTCCCTTAATTAAAGGCATCCCTACCTTTACTTGTCCCTCATGGGGAGCCCAGTACTTATGCAGATCTTCCATGATTTGCAGATATAAGGCATCACTAGGTTTTAGGTCTATTAAGCTCATCTTCTTCTAGGACTTTTTGCGCGTTCAACTCTAGTATATCCAATTAAAGGACATTTAGTAGAGTATACTGTATAAGACCCAAAGAATGTATTAACAGTCTTACTAGTCTCTTTATTAACAAGTTCTTTACTGCAAGATACGTTTTGAATAGCGTCTACAAAATTTTTCTTTACGCAATCGTGCCCATGACACCAATAATCATCCTTTGCTAAGGATTGATACTTTTCTAAAGAGAGGTTCATACGTTTAGCATTTACTTTTTCCATAGATTGAACAATACCTGTCCATAACTTTAGTTGGGTTTCTACAGATCCATTATTAAAGGTACCTCTAAAGCTCCCTGAGGCTCTGTGTGCCATAGAAGATACATTAGGTACGCCATATCTCTTACCTGGACATGCTTGCAGGAAATGGTGTCCCATAGAGTACGCTCTAAGAGCTATACACTCCACATTCCGAGGTATCGTAGCAAAGAGCTGAACAAAATTGAGCCCGTCGTAGACAGAACCACCAGGACTATCAAGAACAAGATATATCGTGCTCCTGGGCTTAGTTTTGAAGCTAAGTTGGAGCAATTCTTTTGAAGCTTTAGCAACAGATTTCGCATTTACGACCCCCTTAAATAGAATATGATTATTCTCTGTTAGTGTTATCTGACTCAGAGCTAATGTCGGAATCAGAAGCATTAGTGCTATCAGTATTTTCATCTTTGATCTCCCTAAACGACGCATCCTCGATGTAGAATGGGTCATTTTTTAATTTAGCCTTTAACTCGATAACCGTAGAAGGCTTGTGTTCACTAATTATATCGGTAGGCTCACCATCATCTAATCTGATGATACGATCAATCTCAGATACGATATTGGTAAGCAATCGAGCTTCGTGTATTGTAGGCGGTTTATCTCTTTTCTTCAAGTCTTCAATCGCCCTATCTACGCAATCCAGTGAATTAGACGTGAGGCTAACTAATATAGCTCTCTTGTTATCTGCTAGATCTCGTAAAATCTCTTTTCTTATCATGTTTCGCTCTTCTTCCCACTTCTTCTTGTGGTAAACAAGCGTCCGGTATTTGATACCTAGTACTGAAGCTATCTCTTTTAGCGGTTTAAAGTCCATAAACATGGTTTTAGCCGCAGTTAGGTCATATTTTGACTTAATTTCGCTCACTTAGGTACTCCCATAGTTCAGGGTTATCGTTAATTAGTTGCATCAGAACTGGAGATATTAATCTTATAAGATTTTCCTCTTTATCAAACTCTTTTTTATCAGGGTCAAAGTTAAATACAGCTTCTGCCTTATCTTCCATGACCACATGTAATAATTCATGTAGTAGTGTTTCCCTGGTAATCTCTTTATTCTTACATTTGTATATAGTTACTGTTTTGTTATGCGAGTCCGTCTTACCATACATTTCCTCAGCATCCTCAGGGGACCAGTAGATAGACCACGTAAAACAGCCTGATGTAAATTTAGTAGGTTTTCGCATTATCTTACCTTAACACACTATATTGCAGAAGTCAATGTACGGATGGCAGCTTTTAAACATATCGCTTCGCTCATGTTTAAAAAAGTCTACGCTTACGCCTGTGGGGGGAGGAATATCTATAAATATGCCTCTCTTCCAGTGTAAAATCAACCTAATGCCTAAGTTAGCGTGATTACGGGGGGTTACGTGTCTAGGGGGTAGCTGAAAAATATAGAAAAAATACGTGTGGAGGACTATAACTTATATTACTCTTCTATATCCTGAGTGGGGGGGTTAAAAAAGAGGGGGCTAGTTTAGGCAACAAGCTTGTCTGGCACGAGGTGAGCTGAAATGTTTAAGATGGTTTGTGTGGGAGAGAGGACAGACTTTACTGGCACTAGACTTAGTTGGCACGAGACTTGCACAGACTAGCTTGGCAAGAAAACCCTGGATTTTATACTATAATGATATGATAAACTATAAACTTTTATTTAATAATAATATTTATTTTTCTTGACGCGTTATAATTTATTTGATAAGATTACTGCAAGACATAAAAACTTAGGGAGGTTCACATGTCAGACAAAACACAAACACTTTCAACAAAGATTCTTAAACTACCAGCAATACCTACAGACGTAGAGGTTCAATGGGATGCAGAGGTTGACGAATGTCGTCGATCGGTCGAACGCACAGACGTTTGGTGGTTAAATATTAAAAAACTTAACAATATAGCATAACTTAGGAGGTTATAATGAATATTTTTAAACAATTTGCACTTATTTCAGCAGAACGTAAAGAATTAACACCACACGAGAATGAAGCTCGCACGAATCAGTTAAAACTAATGTTAAATCAGTCTAAATTTACTTTCGTTGAGGGTCAAGGCTTTTATAATAATCATAAAGAGGTTACATTTTATGTTGAGTTACCAAAACAAGACGATATTGAACGCATTGAAATGATAGGTTTAGATAGATTTCAGCAAGATTGCGTTGCTATTCAATACCCAGATGGTCATACTAGATTGCATTATCCAAACGAAATACAACATATAGGCAAAATTAGGCAAGTAAGTGAAAAAGCAGCTAAATCAAGTAATGCTTATAGCGTTTTTAATGGAATTCATTATGCGACTGTTTAATTGGGCTATACTTAGATCAATTTTGGTGCTAGGATATTTATTTGTGTCAATGTATTATCTTACTGGAGGTTTTTAATGATTATTTATGATTTTATAGAGCAACGCTTTGATCAATTACTTAATAATGATCATACTTCTAAAGATGCTGAAAACATGGTTGACTCTTTATATGACCTTAATTTTTTAAAGTTTAGGCAAGGAGATCCAATGGTAAATGATATATGTAAAGAGTTATACTATGAAATAGAATCAATATATACTGAAGATATACCATTTTAGGAGGTAAGAAATGAATTATCATGGCTTTAAAGCTGAAATTGAACTAACTGACGGACAACTTGATGAACTCATCATCAAAGATTTAAAATGGCATGCTGAACACGCTGAGGATTTAGAGGATGTTGAGGCATTGCGGAGAGTATTGCATTATTATAAAGGAGGATGTGAGAATGAACTTTAATGATATGGACCCAACTGAAAAACTAGCTTCATTGTTTATAAATATAACAGTTGAGCAAGCTTTATACAGAATCTGTTATGTATTTTCCTTATTTGCAGTACTTGCGGCTATAACAGCTGGCATGATCTATGCAGGTATATGGTTATACGAATTAAAAACTAGCTTAGGCATTGATATAATCCCAGGCTTTTCATTCTTTCACTAGGAGGTAACATGGCTAGAGAATACACATTACATTTATATGATTTATTAGATCAAGAGTATGTATCAAAAGAATTTGTCATTGATATGTGTTTAAGATGGTTGTCAGAAGCTGATGTGGCGGAAATGTTAGACCACAATGATTTAACAGAATTTATCAACATGGAGAAAACTAATGATTGATTTACAAGACATGAACGAGGATATTGATTTTAACTATACTGCCACAGAGATATTACAACAGTATGCACCTCATCTCCTAAACAAGGTACAAAATGAGTTCTTAGAGTTACATCTGGCACAGGGTAATATTGTACAGACCGAGTTTGATGGCGGTTATGTTTGGAAGGAGGATTAGATGAATATATTCTTTTTAGATACTGATACTAAGCAATGTGCAAAATACCACTGCGATAAACATGTAGTTAAGATGATACTAGAATATTGTCAGTTGTTGTCTACCGCGCATCGTTTGTTAGATGAGGATTGTTTAGACCCAAAACTAGATGAGGTCCTATACAAGGCAACCCATAAGAATCACCCGTCAAGTGTATGGGTTAGAGAAAATGCTAGGCACTACCAGTATGTATTTGATCTACTCTATAGCCTAAGTCAGGAGTATAAACAACGGTATGGTAAAAGTCATGCTTCGTGGCAGAAGCTTAGGTTTGCGTTGTGCATGTATCCTAAAAACATACCATTAGACAACATTAGAGAACCGCTTAGTCTGGACCAGGCACCTCAATGCATGCCCGATGAATATAAAGATGAGAGTACAATACAAGCGTATCGTAAGTACTATAATGGAGATAAAGCGTATATGGCAAAATGGAAAAACACAGTAACCCCAGAATGGTTTAAACCGGAGGTAAATAATGCATAATTTTGGAGTAATGATTAGAAGGAAAGGAAAAGATGAAAAGGGCTGCTTTCCAGAAGTAGTAGAAGTAAAAGATTTAAGAACATATAGAAGAGATCAGGATTTCCTTGTTAAATTTGGAGTAACGAAAATCCAGGCATTAACAATAAAAAATTGTATTGAAGAAGGTTTGCTTGACATGAATTTGGGTACACGTATTGGTATGAAAGAGTTAGTAGATAGTATATTCTTTGGAGGTAAGTAATGAATAAAAAAGAACGTAATGAAAAGATTAAACAAGCGAAAGATTTCTATGCTAAGTATAAGTTTGCTAAACAACAAGCGAGGGAGTTTAGGTATAAGATAGTGAAGTTATGTGATGAAGTTTGCCACATTCATTATGGAGGTAGGGATAAAGCCCACTTGGAGGATATTAAATTAGGTAAGATTTATACATTAAAACAGTTTGCATTAGATGTAGGTGTAAATCCTATGACGCTACAGAAATGGAGTGAAGAATATAGAAATATTGTAAAGCCCCTGGAGGAGGAGGGTTTAATAACTACAGAGAAAATGACTAAAGAGACTGCTATTATCATTAGAAATATGGCTAGACCTATAAATAATAGGATACGCAGGGATACACCTAAGGAAAAGGTTATTGAAAGATTTAGAGAGGTATGTAATTCCAGTAAAGAGGATAGATTGTTAGAGCGTTACGTACTAGCTGCTAACAGTGTATTTAATTTTGTTAATGAGCATAGGTTAGACAAATTGAATCAAGAGCAAGTAGGGTATTTACGTAACGTAATTAATAAAATACATGATAAGTTAAAACCGGAGAACCTAGATCTTAATGCTAAACCAATAGTTAAAAATACTAAAAGGAGATACGATAATGCAGGCTTTTAAAGGACACTTAATTAGAAAGTACAGTAACAGAAAATTATATTCTGTAACAGAGAGTAAACATGTAAACCTGGAGTTTGTAGCAGAAGAGTTCCGTAAGGGAAGTGCCTTTATTGTAAGGGATGCGAAAACCCAGGCAGACCTAACGGTCGATACCTTAGTTAAAGCCTTAGCGAGCAGCGGCGCATTTAATGACCAGGTTGAGACGCAGAACTTAAAGAATATGCAAGACAACCTAACCTTACAAGGGATAAAAGTAAATGTCATCTAGGAGAACTTATTTATGTACATGTAAAAGCGTATATCATACTAAGAATAGAGGGGATGAGTATAGGCATCTAAAATTCCATGAGACGGAAGTAGACGATGAGGAAATATGTGTCCATTGTGGGCACTATGCCTGGGAAAAGCCACAACATACTCGGTATCCTAGGGGATCGCAAGGAACGCAAGTGCCATGGATGACAAAAGTAAAGAGTAATGACTCAACTAATTGGATAGGGCAGCAAGAAATGAGGATGGCATACTATGAGAAGAATATGTTTAGTGATTTCGGAGTGGATAATGGAGACTCTTTTAAGTATAAGACAAAAGATACGGACAGCTTTCAAGATGAACTTAGAGATTTGTATATCAGATGGGGAGGAAATAGTGGCGAAGGACAAAAATAACGAGATTACATTTGATGATCTAGCAGAGGCAATGGCAGATTTAACTATAGAAGTACGGATTCTAGAGACAAAAGTTCAACGGTTATCAGAACTTCGTGATACTCTTGGTTATGTGCCAATTTACGAGACTGGAGGCAAACAATAAATTTGTCATCAATGTCAAAGTTTTCAATGATAACTCCATCAATCTCCCTACCATTGTAGCGTGATTCGAATAGGTTATCTTGAATAAGTTTTTCAATATTGGTGAGGTCCATGCTTCGTCGTGAGATCTCTCCCTTTTTAGTGAGGAGTATTTTAGATGGATAAAAAAAGTCATAAGAAACGGATAACGCATGTTTTGTTGAGTTCCATTGCTGCTTTAGCGATTGTATTTGTTGGAGTACCTCTGGTTTCTGCAATAGAAGTAGAAAATCCGAGCGCCACGTTCGTGCTTCTTTTGTTAGTTGTCGGTTCTTATAGTACGCTTTATTTACGCTAAAGGGTTTAGATTTAATGGCAAAGGAGACTATCATGCAAGAATCATACCATAAATTGACTACAAATGAAAGGCAAATGTTATTTAAGGTATTTAGACAATCGAAGTTTTACAATTTTGTAAGGTTTCTAAATCACGTGGAGGAATTATATGGAGCGTGCTACAAAACAGCAATACGAGAAAATTTTAGCAAGGTGCAAACGGTCTTTGACGAAAGTGGAAACCGCAGGGGCAACAATACAAAACGAAGAAGCTGAATTCCACGAGACGTTGTACGCCTTAGCGTTGAATAACCTTAGGTTTATGATAGATTGTAGTTTTGGAGACGAGGCGGAGTCAGAATTTGGTGAGGATGTAGCTGATATTGATACTTATTTTTTGGATATAGACTAATCTCCCGATAGGGTTAAACGTCTACAAACTAGTCTATATTAAATATAATATTTGTCAAGAGAAAAATGTAATAAATGAATGATTATAGGGACTTAAATACTGGATTAATATATGAGGGAGCGCGCTAAAATACAAAAGGTGTATAAAAGGTGTATATTTAGTGTATAAAAGGTGTATGGGAGTGTAGAAAGGTGTATTTTAATGAAATAGGATGGATAGGGGGAATTTGCATGGCGTTATGTGCTATTGCAGAGGTTATTCATTGCCTAAGGAAGGGCTATACTGGGTGTTCTTGGGGACTCCTGGTGTTATGGATGCTGGGTGAGGTATGTTTATGCATTGTAGAATTACAAGATATATACATGCCTCGTTTGGTAAATTATATTGTAAATATACTTTGCCTTACATACTTAATTAGGTGTAAGATAAAGAGGAGGAGGTAACATGTTAACAGAACTTACAATTGGTGGGCTAATATTCCACACTCTATCATTAGAACCGGCTATACCAGACGTGATGACTGCCCCTAATGTAATAATGAAATTTGATAACCATAATATTTTGATAGGAGAAAACAGTGTTAGGAAACCTATTATTGGCTACGGCTATGATTATAATCTTGTTAATCACCCAACAGCATCTATAGATTTTAAATTAGGTGCATATATCCAGGACCCTCAACCTTTTAGAGATAGAGGTATAACCCTAGCCTTTGATGCTGTTATGCCTATAATGGGATTTGAGTTAGATCTACCTTTAAATGATAGTATTGCAATTACAACAACAATAACTCCATTGATGACATTCACTGGAATAACTTTTAAATTTTAATATGATTAAATTTATAAAAACAAAACATCACTTTGATAACTTAAATAATACAGAAGACGGTATGCAAGTAGAGATACAAACAGATGGTCAAACATTAGGTGATGTAGTAGACGCTTTTAATAAATTCTTGGTAGCTTGTGGTTATCAAGTGGAGGATGAAGAATGAATTTGTATAAGCAGTATGCTCGTGAGTTTACGGATGCAGGTTACTCTGTAATTCCTGATAAGTTTATGAGTAAACAACCCGCTATTAAAGGATGGACAAACTACTGTGCTAATAAACCTACTGACCAGGAAATAGAAAATTGGTCAAATAGTTTTGATAAATCTAATGTAGCTGTATGTCTAGGAGAAGCTTCTGGAATAGTAGCAATAGACCTAGACTGTGTAGACCCCGAAATAGTTGAAATCATTGAGAAAATAGTACCTCCTTCCAAAGTTGAGAAGGTAGGGAGTAAAGGGTGGACACGCTTTTTTAAGTGGGCTCCAGGTATTCTAACTGATAATATAAAAGTAAACGGTAATATAGTTTTGGAGATTCTGAGCACAGGAAAAAAGACGACAATACCTCCAAGCGTCCATCCTTCAGGCAATAGTTATGTATGGTCAGGTGAGTCCCTAGCCAATATAAAGCCTGAGGACCTGGACGTATTTCCTATATACCTTGTAACTACATTAAAAAGTTTATTAATAGGAAAAAATAAAGGTTCAGCTGAGGTAGGCTATAATAAAATTGTTCAAGGAAGAAACGATGCCTTATCAAAGTTTTGCGCTACTGTAATAAAAGAAGAAAATGAATTATCAGTTATACTTAATAAGTTAGTTAAGTATGATCAAGAGAATCATGAGACTCCTTTATTTACAGATGCTCAAGAGTTTGGTAATGACCATGCTCCTACTAATGCATTAGCTTTTTTCTCTTCTCACTTAACATCATTTAATAGTAAGAGATATAATGCTAACCAGACTTACGAAGATATAATACTACCAACGGAGGGTAGTGAGGGAAAGTTAAAAAGCGAGGCACAAGAAAACTCAAACAACCCAGAGTTACCGAAACCGGAAGGTGTCCTCGCTGCAATCATGAATTACATACTAAAGAATAGTTATATTGAACAACCAGCTTTTGCCTTCTCGGCAGCTTTATCCTTAATAGCTACATTATCTGGTCGTAAGTTTGAGTTCGAAGGAGTCGCACCTAACTTATATTTATTAAATGTAGCACCGTCAGGCTCAGGTAAGAACGCACCTCAAGAGAAAATCAAGGAAGTTCTGATTGACGCAAAATGTGATTACCTTTTGGGAAGTGGGGATTACGTTTCAGATGCATCATTAATGGATGGACTACCTGAGTCCCCTGTACGGTTAGATATTGTAGATGAAGCGGGAGGCATGTTAAAGAGTGTTAACCGTGGAGGAGCCACATACAATGCCAAGATGGCAGACATTCTAGCCGAGCTATATACAACATCAACATCAATATTCCTAGGTAGACAAACTGCCGAGGGAAATAAGGGGCGTGCCTTAAGACCTAATGTTAACCTCCTTTGTTCAACAACCCCGACAGGACTCTCTGAGGGAGTTACTGTTACGGCTATTGAAAAAGGTCTTATGGGACGTTTTCTTATTTTTATAGGAGATGGAAATAAAAAAGCTAGGAGAGTAGAAGCTCCTACAAGGGTAGACGGAAATACCTTAGGACAACTACAAACCTTAGCAGCGTATCAACCAGAAAAATCAGATAAGGTTATTGCTGGACATGCTCAGGATGTTACCTTTATTGATAAAACAGAAAGCGCTAACCAGATGTTACAATCAGCATTTGAATACTTTGATGGATTAAGAATAGATGCTGAGGGCGATGATGTTATGTTACCAATTATCTCTAGGCTATATCAACAAATGCTAAAGATAACAATGATACACGCTATCTCGAGACAGATATATAAACAAACACCTACAGTAGATCATAATGATGTTACCTTTGGATACCAGACAGTTCAATACTTCTACCATAATATGAAAAATATTGTAGAGCAATGTGTATTCAGTAATAAGAATGAAGAATATATAAGAAAAGTTTTAAGGGTTATTGAGAGAAAAGAAGCTAAAGGACTAAATAAAAAAGAATTAGCTAATAGAACACGATTCTTAAAAAAGAAAGAAAGAAATGAGATACTAGAGGATCTACTAGAAGCAGGTCAAATTGAGTATGTATCTCTTAACCACGACGGTAAAATATCGTACGTATATAGGAGAGTATAATGTTAAAGTTAGGCGTAAACAAATGTGAGAACGAAGATTATCATGCTGATAGGCATTTTAAATCTAGTTCCACTCTAAAGATGTTTTTAAAGGACCCTAGAGAGTTTTATAAAAGATATGTTAAGGGGGAGAAGAGAGAAGATGGATACAAGAGTGCCTATGACTTTGGATCATACGTACATAGTATAATATTAGAACCTCATCAAACAGATAAAGAGTTTGCTATATTTGAGGGAGCTACTAGAAGGGGGAAGGTCTATCAAGAATTTAAATCCGCTAACGAAGGTAAGACAATTATTACAGCGTCTCAAGCGCAACAAGCTAACGATCTTCTACAACTCTTTAATGAACACGTGGACACTACAGGACTGATAGAAGATGGAGTTCCTGAGCATACCTTATGCGTAGAACTAGATGGCATGCCTATAAAGGTACGTGCCGACTATGTTAAAGAGGGAGCCATTATAGATGTTAAGACTACTGCTGACCCTGTTGATCGTTTTAGTGCAGCGAAAACAATTATACGTTTCGATTATGATTTATCTGCGGCTTTATACGTGGACGCATTTAAAGAATACACTGGGAAGGATCATGATTTTATTTTTGCTTTTCTTAATAAGCAGAATGGAGACGTAGGTATCTTAAAAGCAAGTGAAGAACTACTAGAGAATGGTAGAAAAAAGTATAAACATGCTATAAAAACACTTGCGGAAGCAGAGGCAACAGGTATATACTTTAAAGAGGGGATGCAAGAAGTAGATCTCCCATCTTGGGCTAAGTTTGAGGAATGAATAAAAAGGAGTTAACTTATATGATTACTGATTATAAAGATGCTATAAAGCTTGTAAAATTTCATTTAAGTGAAAATCCTGTATCTGCTGATATTAGCTTATGGACTAATGAGTTACATAATTTAAAAAACAGATTAGCAGAACTAGAAGAATGTATGTACTTAGGAGAATATGATGAGTGAGATGACACTAAGAATTATTGAAGGTTTAGTAATGTATGACCTATTCAAGATATTTGTAAATTTAACATTGCGTTTAGCTTTAAATGCATTACCAGGAGGAGAGAAAGATGCCGACTAAAAAAGAGTTAGAATTAGAACAAAGAAGTTTGCTATTAGACATGGCAGGTAAGATTGATTTTATATTTAGTATATTAAGTCAAGCTACTATCCAAAATGAACAAGAGGAGCCTAAAAGTGAACGGAAGACACGCAAGAAAACTAAGAAAACTGAGTGAATTTAAACCTAACTCAAAAAGGCATTATCATCAGTTTAATAATTCTGGTAGGTACATGCTTGGTGACGGTGGGAAATTTGAAAGATGTCCTGGGACTGTTGTGGAAGTAACTACAGATGGAGAAGCTACTACACCTAGAGCTACATATAAGTATATGAAGGAAAAATATTATGATAGAACCTTTTAATGAAACATCAATGATGACTATAGTAGATGAGATTCTAAAGACAGAAACCTTAGATCATCTCTCTATAGAGGATCAAATGATGGTAATAGATTTAGTATGTGATTGTTTAAAAAGATATAAAGGTCTAGAGACTAAAAACTTTTTAGATGAGATAGATGAAGAATACCAAAAGAAAAAAGAAGCTTACAGATATAATTTATCTGACTTGTAACCCTGCCACACACAAGGAGAATACATGATAAACAATGTACAAACACAGTCAAGTGAAGAAAAGAAATCTTACGAACCCTTATCAGATGACAGCTATACGGTTGTCTTTAATAGGGTAGGTGAGAAATCAACCAAAGCCGGAAATGGTACTCTAATAGATGTATCTTTTCAGGTAGTAGATGGAGAGTTTAAGAATCGATTGATTTGGGACTCATTCTTAATTAGTCACCCTAACCCTAAAGCCGCAGGCATTGGATTGCAACGTCTTGATAAGATGTTAAAGTCTGTTGGTGTCCATGGAGGATTTGACGCTTTAGGTAACGATAGTTCTCAACTGGAGCAATTCATTGGGAAGGAGCTTGTAATAGATACCTCAATTGAGAGTAATCCTGGATACAAGCCACGTAATGTAGTTAAAAGATACAGTAGGAAGTAAGTATGTTATTCAATGGTATAGAGTACAATATACAGTTCTGGCAGGGACAAGAGTTAGGTAGAACTCTAGCCATTGATACTGAAACTACTATAAAACCTTTTACAGAGACTCCCGATCTTGTTACCTTCCAGGTGTTTGATGGGGAGAATCTGTTCTATGTTGATAGGTGCGATGTAAACAAGTTTTTAACACAACACTTAAGTAGAACACTAGTGTTTGCCAATGCACCTTTCGATGTAGATGTACTGAGAAAGTTTACGGAAGATAAATACCTTTTGAAGGAGCAGATAGAAAATGATCGTGTTTTTGATGTTAATATTATGTATCGGTTGTGGGGCTTGGGTTCTAGGGGCAGCGTGCCTCGTAAGTACAGCCTTGCTCATATCACTAGTGAATTACTTAGAGAGGATCTTAATAAAGATGAAAATATTAGATGTAACTTTGAAGAATACCTAGACACACCTTTAAGAGAAATACCTAAAAACTTTTTAGAGTATGGAGCAGCTGATGTTATTGCTACCTTTCATTGCTTTACTCGGCTCAGGATTGAGATTAATAGATTAAAAAGTAATACTAATTTATCGCATCATATACAATTGCTGGGGTCCTTAGCCCTTAACCGGATGTACAAAAATGGTATTGGTTTTGATGAACATAAAGCTCAAGAATTATTAAGAGAACTTAATGCTACCCTGGAGGTACAACATGCCAAGATGTCTTGTTACGGTTTTGTAAAAGGCATTAAAGGAAATCAGAAAGCATATAATCATGTAATAGAATACTTAGGTATTAAGTTACCTAAAACTACAGAAGGTGATTACTCTATGAAGGAGAGTGATCTTGAAAAATACAAAGGTAATCACTTCATAGCTTCTTTCTTGGATTACAAAAAGACTGAAAAAACTACATTCTTTATTAGAAAGTTATCTGGCAGTCGCGTTCACCCAAGATATGATTTGCTAAAAAATACAGGGAGGACCGGATGTTCCTCACCCAATATACAGCAGTTACCTCGTGATGGATCTATACGATCAATGTTCAAAGCGGAGGAAGGTAACACTTTACTGATAACGGATTACAGTGCTATAGAGCTTGCTACACTGGCTCAACACGTATACACCACACAAGGAAGCTCGGTTATGCGCGACAAGATAAACGAAGGGGCGGATCTGCATAAATACTATGCATCCGTCTTATTCGGAGTAGATGAGGACAAAGTAGAGAAGTGGCAAAGACAAGCCGCTAAGGCTGCTAACTTTGGATTCCCAGGTGGATTAGGTATAGAAACCTTTGTCGAGTTTGCTAAGGGGTATGACATTAATCTAACAGCAGACGAAGCGCAACACATGAAGAACACATGGTTTAATGCCTTCCCTGAGATGAAGCAGTATATGCAGGGAGAACAAGGGAGCGTATGGACCCTTACAGGTAGGCTTAGAGCTGATACAACCTACTGCGCAGAGAAGAACACAGCCTTTCAAGGATTAGCCGCAGATGGGGCTAAAATAGCCTTATATAACCTTATGGACGCAGGTTACAAGCTGGTAGGCTTTGTACACGATGAAATAATCACGGAAGTGCCTGAAAATACAGCAGAAGAAATGCGTGGACTACAGGAGGAAATTATGATAAACTCAATGTCACTCGTAGTACCTGATGTAAAAATCAGTGTAGAATCTACAGTTTCATCCAGGTATTGTAAATGATATTTGTTACAGGAGAATGGGTACGAATTACGAGGGAGGGAATAAGTCACGATAGCTTAGGAGCCGTGGTAGGCACAGAGCTATATAAAGGTGACATGATCTATAGAGTAATCCTACTAGAAAATCCAGAAGTTGAAATCACATGTAGCGGAAAAGATTTAGAGCGGTGGACAGATAGTATCAAGAATAAAAATTTGCCATCTATTTGCGAGTGTGGAGGCGACAAACTGGAAATACCACATCATTATGATTGGTGTCCTAAGGGTTAGTCATGAGTAAAATAGTGAAGATGCACGACAGCAGAGACAAGATGATTGATAAATTAATTGATGATAAGAATCGCATATATACTAGACTAAAAAGAGAAGAAAGAGAAAATGCAGTACTAAGATCTCAGATAAAGTATGTCAAGGAAAGGCTTAAACATGCTGAGAAAAAGATGAAGGAATTATCTAATGAAATCAATGACAATAGAGCTAAAGAAAAAAGATCTGGAGATAGCGACACAATTCGCCAATGATAGGGTAGGACTTTCTATAGATCATTACAAGAAAAGAGGGCAGGGTAGTTTAGATAAGATTACCCATGATATTACTACCGGAGCTTTAGGTGAGATAGGTATTGCCAGAGCTCTTAAACGACTAGGTATTAAATCTAGCAAACCGGATTTTAACGTATATGACACTAAAAAGAAAAGTTATGATGCTGACCTTACAGATAATTCTGGTAACAGATTTCATTGTAAATCACAATGCGTTGAGTCGGCTAATAAATATGGTAAGTCCTATATACTACAGTATGGTGGTAACGGTATGGGACATGTTGACAAACTATTCAGAAATGTTACTAATCGTGATTTTCTTATTCCTTGTCTTGTCGATGTGGAGAACATGGAAGTAATTATATACGGATGTATAAAAATAGAAACCATAGTTAAAAAAGAATTAATAAAGATGCCACGAGTGAAGTGGTTAGAGTATAGTAAACGAGCTATATATCTAGAAGATCTATTTACTTTATCTTGGTATGAAAGATGGGGTAGACTAAAGAAACAAAGTATGGTATAGTTAGATATGGGTTATTATTTCGGAGGGTAGCTTAGGCTTTAAACACACCCTCCAGATCCATTACAGGGAGTTTATATGTATAAAGAGTACTTAAAAGAAGCTGAAGGTAAAGAATTATATGAATTTGATCAAGGGTTTATAATTTACCACTTAATGGGACCTGGTAAAGGTACTTACATAGATTCAATATATGTAAAACCTGAGTATAGAACTAAGACAGCAGCTCTTGATTATTCCTTAAGTTTTTTAACAGATATAGAAAAATATGAAGAAGATGTATATGGAGAGGTAGATGCTGTTCATCCTGAAGCTACTAAAATGATACAATTATATATGAACATGGGCTTTAATGTACATAGTATGTCCAGCGAAAGATTAGTTCTTAAAATGCCTCATGAAGTAGTAACAAAACTATGGAATATTACTAATGGAAGGTAAAAAGTTTGATACAGATAAACCACAATATGACCTAATAGACGCACATGCCCTAGAGGACCTAGCTAAGGTTCTAACTATTGGTGCACAAAAATATGATAGATATAACTGGAAGAATGTAGAACCTCATAGATATGAAGCTGCCTTACTTAGGCACATACAATCATGGAGAATGGGGGAGAAGAAAGATCCAGAGACAGGATTACACCACATGGCTCATGCCTTAGCAAATGCAATGTTCTTATATTGTCATGATAATTTAGAACCAGTAGAAAATCCGTGGGATATAGAAGATAACGAAATATTTCTGTGATCTTTATTACTTTCCTAGCTTACTTGCACTTACAATCTTCTCTATGGTACGTCCTCCAACATAAGCACCTAAAAAGATCTCGGCTAACTTGTATAGTTCGGGACCTGGTTGACAAAGACCAAAAGAAGCTAACACAATAATAGTGACCAGGGCGGTCGAGCAGATGGGTCGCCACATGGCAACGAATGGATGAGGTGAATTAGCCTCTGCGATTAGCAATTTGTGTCGATACTCTGCCAGCTTACTTTCATAGTCCAGGATTCGGTCCTGTGCTTTTCCTTGTATCTTAGCCAGCTCATTCTTTAACGTAAGCTTTTCTTCATCAGAAGTATGTAGCTCGTCAACTATCTTTGCAGCTGGACTAAATATATTACTTATAAAATCAAATAATCCCATTATTATTTTTTCCTTTTAACATTTTTTAGAGGACCTTTAGACAAAGGACCGCCTGCTAAAGGATTATGATCTAAACTTAGCATAGCTTTAGCCTTAGCTTTTTTTATTTTTTTGCTACTTTCTTCTCTACTTGCTCTTTTTTTCATTTGTTTATACTTTTTATAAGCACTATCTTTTACTGATTTAGACATAAATTCTCCTTATTTATTTTTACTTAACTTTTTCTTTGCAGCTTTTTTACGCATATCTCTCTCATGTTCTTGTTTAGCTTTCATGCCCTTAATCTTACTATCATAAGCAGCATCATCTATCTTACCTTTCTCAAGTTTATCTTTAATCTTTTTTGCTCTAGCTGCATCTCTAGCCGCTATACTACCTAATCCAGCAGCACCTCCACCCAAACTTGCGATCTTAATTAATGTGTCATGTTTTCTCATAGCTTCTCCGTTAGATAAAGTGTAATTGCTGCAATGCATCCTAAGAGTAGTAAAATGAAGCGGACGTTTTCACGTAACCATTTCCATACCACTAGAGGTTGAAGTAGTTCTGTATTAGATGCTACTTTGTCTTCGAGCAAGTCAGTTCTCTTGATATGATATTTTATATCTTGTTCCATACGAATCTGAGATTCCCTTATAACTTTAATGTCTTGCTCTATTTCTTTCATATTAGTACCTAGGATTCCTTATTTTTTCCTTAGCTTTTTTGTACACAAAACTATTTACAGGATCTACTTGAGGAGCAAATAATTCTTGAGGAATTACTTTATCCTGATTAAATTTAGTAGTAATCATCATTCTTTTACGAGGACTTTTTATTTTGGATAGCATAGCTTGTACTTGTTCAATATCCTGTTCTGTAACAGCTTTTCCGTCCCATCCTATACCCTCTCTGATATATCCTTTAGGTGCATTTTCAGCTAGAGAAGTCATTACCATTTGTATAGTCTCTACATCTTTTTGTCTAATAGCCTCTCTTAACTGGGTAGCTAATCCTTTATCCATAGTTTTTAGCATAGTTAATAAAGTATCTTTCCTTTTAATAACAGCATCAGTAGATCTGTCTAAAGGATCTAATCCAAACTCTATTTCTGCTGTGACTTGTTGCATCTCATCCGTAAATGCCTCACCTGAAATACTACTGGCTGTAATTAATCTTCTAGCTATAGGCTCAAACTTATCAGGATTTTGTTTTAACCCTGTCTCTATCATCTGGGCACTTTTTATAACTAACCCATTAACGGCTTTATTTGTAGATATAGCTCTAAGCCCAGCAATCGCAGCCCCTAAGTGCGCTCCAGGAATACCTACAGCAGAACCTAGCACAGCTCCAGCTGAACTAAACCTAATAACACTATCATTAAATAGTCTTCCTAAAAACCCTTTACCTGCATCAGCCGCAATACTTTTATTAAGACTGGTACTAGCTTCAGCTAAATCTCCGTACACTACTTTTGATTGCTTAAATAGAGAAGCTAGTTCAGGATTTGCCTGTAACGTAGCAGCTTCTTCTACCGACTCCGCTACCCTATTATTTAAAAATCTAGCTGCTTTTATTTTTATATCTTGAATAGCCGTTAGATCAGCTCTTTTTTCTTTTAATACTTTTGTTGTCTTACCAAAAATATCTGATTGTAGCTTATGCAAAGTTACTACATTAACATCATCTCGTGGAACTGTTTTTGATTTTGTAACTATCTGACCTGTCTTTGGATCGAGAGCTTCTTCTACATCTACTTTTTTAAAAAAAGACTTTTTAAAATAACTTTTTACTTTATCTACAGCCAGCACTGTATCTGGATCAATAGTATCTTCTAGTATAGGATCAAATACTTGGCGAGAAAGATCTTCATACAAGTCATCAGGAACTATATTTACTTCATCTTTAGCTTGTGACATGACTGTTTTCATATCCGTCCACGCTGCCTGTTTAGCATTATTTACATCTGATAACATATTTTGTCTAGATTGTGTTGGTTTTATTAAACTGTTCCCCTCTATATCTACATAATTTACTACTCTTTCAGCCCACTCATGTACTGGTTTACCTACTCTAGCTAAGTTGTGTTCTACTGTAGCAAACTTATCTCCTAAAAAGGTAATTAATGAGGATGCTTTTACTTTAGGTAAAATTCTACCTCCTACCGCACTTACTGCGGCGCCTCCTGCCATAGCCATTGTGGGGATTGCTCCTGCAACAGCTCCGATACCAGCTCCTTCTAAAGTATCTATTCCCATTCCCATTATAGTATCTTCTTCAGATCTACCTAAGCCATGTACCATACCCATAGCAGCCTCTGCTCCTATTTTTGCGGGTAGAGTTAAAGCAGATCCACTTCCTATAGTAGCTGCCCCTAAAGCAATACTTCCTGCAATATCACCTGCCATAAACGCGGCTGGATGTTGTTGTCTAGCTCTACGTAAAGAAGCTTCTTCTATGTCATGATTAGCTTCATAATTTTCTGCTATATTAGAAAAACTAGCAGGGATACCTTTTAATCCGTGACGTGTAAAATTATCAGCTACATTCTCTAATACCTGTTTACCTGTTTCTCCAGCAGCTAACATCTCATCAGAAAAACCTGCTGTTATACCTTGAGCCCCTCCCATAAGAGCAGCTTGGGGGGTACTTATAGGAGCAACATGTCTATCATATTCTTCTTGACTTACCTTTAACCTACCCTCAGAAGGTTGTGGCTGCTCTGCTTGAGGTGTTTCTTTCATGTCTAATTGAGCCGCTTCTTCAGCAGATAGTTTTATTCTTTCCATAGGTTGTCCTTGTTCCGGTTGTAAAGGAGGCATTTCCCTAGTAGCTGAACCCGCATCGGGAATACTAAAAGGGTTTAAATCTCCTAAAGAGCTATCCTTTTTTTTATCTGTATCTATTCTAAATAAATCAGTGACTTCTTTAGCTCTTTTAGGCGTTTGTTTAGGAGACGCCCATTCAGACCTTAAAGCCTCATCAGCAGCTTGATTGTAGTTACCTTGTTTTAATAAATTTAAAGTTTTTTTAAACTTAGAAACTCTCTTTTCTCCCATCTGGAATACCATATTAGTTAATGCATCTTGCTGGGTACCAGATAAAGATAAGTTATTATTTTTTATAATGTTGCTAGATCCTTTTCTAGCAATAGCTAAATCTTTTTGAAATAATTCTTCTACTTCATCATCAGTTAGTTTGGTAAAGTTCTCACCTTTTTTAAGTAGATGCCCTATACCTATAGTTTTATTTTTTAAGTGATCAGAATAAACTTCATTTCTGTACCCTTCTTGGCGCCTAAGCATTTTTTCTAATGTTTCAGCCATTACTGTCCTCTACCTGTTAAAATACTTTTAAGCTGTGAGTTAGGTATTCTTCTAACACTTCCATCTGGTAACTCTACTTCTGTACTTGTAAGCTTCATTATATCTTCTTGTGAAGCAGGTCTATCAGACATTTGACCTGTCTCTATTCTTTTTCTAGCACTTTCTAATGCCTCTCTTCTTCTATCTAACCATACTTTCCATTCAGATTCATCTGCTGTCATCTGTGGAGCTTTTTCTAAAAATAGTTTCATTTCTGCATCAGATATAGCACCTTTAGTTTTTGCAACGGATTCTAATGCTTCATCCACCCTCATCTCTCTAAGTATTTGTTGAGTAGTAGTTGTAGAAGTATCTCCTAATCCCACTCTTCTAGCGGCTGCTGCTCCATACTTATCAAATAATCCTGTTACTCCGCCTTTAGCCAACCCTGCCTGAGCTTTTCCGAACTCAGATAATTTAGTATTTATATCTTCTAATTGTTGCTTTTTTAAGTCTTCCATTTTCTGTAACTGGGCTTGTTGCTGATTCTGTCTTTCTAGTCCTAGCGCGGCTATTTTCTTATCTTCCATTGCTAAAGACTCAGCCTGGTATTCAGTCATGGGGGCTCTTCCTTTTGACTTCTTTAATTGTTCTTGCTGTTGACGCCTATCCTGCTGAGTATTTGAGAATCCCTGGTAATCATCTAGTAGACCGCTTGTTATATTCATAGCTTCAGGACCCCCAATAATTAATGAGGCTAACCGAGGTCCAAAATAAGATAGGGCATCTTTAACTCCTGTAGTTAATTGCTGTCTACGTACCTCACCGTCTTTGTCGGAAGGTTGTACAGGAGGAGCTTGCTTAGGAATAGGCTCTTGTTTATTAGACATACTTTTCTCTTGCTGAGACGCTCTTGATACTCTCTCTATATTCCTCTCTTGCGCTCTAGGATCTACATCTTGCATTACATTATCTATATTAGCATCTTCTTCTAAATCTTGCTTTCTTAGAGGTCCTAATAAAGGTTGTTTATTTTTAGTTTTTGCCATAATGTATTCCTTCTATACTATATGTTACATCTTCTCTTTCTTCTCTATAATCTGTCTCCATTCCAAAATCACCTGAAACAAAGCTAGTTACATAACATCTATTTTCTGTAAACAATGGATATACAATTACATTTGCTTCTTTAGCATGTAATGTACAATCTACAGATTCGTCTGCTCTTGTATATTGTTTAGTGAGCTTATCAAATATTAAGTGGGAGGCTGTGAATATTTCATTATTCAATGTGTATAAAGATTCGTGGTTAAGTAAACTACCACACCCTAATACTTCTCCTCCTATCATAACTACATCACCTATCTGTATATCTTCAATATTTTTATACGTAGTATCTTTCATGAGTACTTTAGTACCTGCTATATGACATTGAGCTTTACCTGCTTTTACTTGAGCATCGGCAGCCATTTTCGCCTGTCTCTCAGCACTACTCATCTGCTCATATTGCATACCTAAACTAGCTATTAACTCTTTCTCTGCTGCGGCTTGTCCCATATCATAAGTTTTCATTTCTCCTACTGCGGATCTCCTAGACTCAAAGGCAGCTTGTTGCATTTGTTGTCCTTGTCCTATACCTGTTATTGCAGCTTGCTCTCCTTGGAGTCCTACTGCCATACCCTGTAAACCTCTTTCTTTTGCCTTTTCATTTTCTAAAAATATATCTCTTTCAATACCGGCTCTACCCATCATTCCTTGAGCAGCAAGACTTCTTTGCTGAGCCATTGCTGAGGCACCTTTAGCCCCGCCCATGGATGCTCCTAAACGCATACCCGCGATCTGCTCTTGTTTAGCCATTCTTTGAGAATCTGCTACCCGTCTAGCTTCCCTAGCTTCAGGACTCATCCCTTGATCAGCCATCTGCTCATACCTAGAAGTTAATCCTTTTTGCCTATCTAATTGACCTTCAGCCAGTTTAGTATATTTAGCTAATTCTCCTTCCCTGCCTTCACTTTCTTGTAATAATTTTTGAATATCTTTATCTTCTTCAAGTCTGCCTAGACCCTCATCTCCAAGAATCTCAATAGCTCTATCTCTACCTTTATCAAATTCACTTACTTTACTCGCATCTGCAATCTTTTTGTCTGCTTCTGCAAGTTTTGCCTTATCCCCCATACGTTGAATATTGCCCCTCATACCCACTACTTCAGCATTACCTCCACTAGCAAGTATCCTTTTCCTTTCCGCAGCATTTGCTTCCTCTCTTGCCTTAAATTCCATTGCTAAGTTATTTTTACTTGACTGAGCTTCTTTTATACTAGCTGCTCTAGCAGTATCTCTCTTTGCCTTATCTTGCATGTAAGATCTTTTAGGTGCAGCTGCCTGTCCCTGTGACATACTCTTTTCTGAAGAGCCTTGGTATATACCTTTTCTCTTATTACTTGTTAGTTTTCTTATTAGTTTTCTTGCCATAATTACCTCATAAAAATTACCGTCACAACAACGGGGTTAGGTCCATAATTTATTAAATACAAAAAGTCCTTGTTCCAAGTACCTGTTTTTGCTACAATTCCATTGCCCGTTTGAGCCGTAATTATATACTTATCAGGTATAAAAGTCAACTTATTTCGTATACTTACCTCATCTCCATCAGCTGCCCATACAGGTATCTCCAGATCCTGAGATGAAAAAGATTCCATATTATCTTCAAATGTAAGTTTTCTTAATCCAATAGATAGTTTATTAACTAAATCTATAACGTCTTGAATAGAAGCTAAATTAAATTTCATTACTCTTTAATCTCCTTGCTAAAAGGAGCTGCTATTTCAAGCTCATAATTAGTTATTAAGACATTTTGTAATAATTTATCATTGGCAAATTTTAATTTTACACATTTACTCTTACCCGCAGGTAACTTACTTTTAAAAAATTGATTAGGTGGACCGCCCCATGGGTAAGCTCCCCAAGGATCTGCTCCCCAACCTACAAGATCTCGTCCTCCACCAAAGTCAAAAGGTATAACGCCTACATCAAAATTAAAAAAATCTTTTTGAACAGCTACATCTAAATCAAATCCTGGAGTTTCAAAAGAAAGGTCTGTATCCATGGCATATAATTTAGCACGTAAAAACTTTTTAGGTACTGTAGGATCTCCTAAAGATTCCCAATTTGTCTCATACTCAAACTCTATAGCTTTTTCATGATCACTATAATCATAAGTAGTATTTGTATTGTTAAAAGTAGATAGCTTAAAAGAAGCATATAAATCTACATTTAATTCTCTAGATGTAAAGAATATATTATTTTCTACAGAGGTCATTCCTCCGCTAAAGTCTAATCCGTCCCATTTTAACCAGGCATCTTTGTATGTATCATAGGCTAAAGTCAAACTTTTATCTGTACTAACTACTACAGCTTGTCCTGTGACGCCTGTAGTTTCTTTAGGAATATGTAATAAAATTAAGTTTTGATCATTCCAATTAAAAGCTACGGCTCTTTTCTTTACTAAGGATTTATCCTGGAAAAAAGGCTTTATTAAAGATGACATTTCAGATAGGGCATTTTTTGAATCAATAGCGTACATACCTGACTCAGATAGAAAAAGAAGTTGTCCTCTAAATTCTACAATAGAGGAAAAAGAGGTACATCCAATACCACCTTCTTTTGTCAAAAGTTCTACTGAGTATGCAACCCCACTAGGAGAGGTTATATCCCCACCTAATACGTGTATACTATTTTTATGGAATACATATAATAAATCTCTAAGAGGAGCAATTGCACTAATTCTATCTCCAAAAGAAGATTCTATAATTACAGCATTATCATCATCTGGGAAATATTCTGAGCCAATTTCTGATAACGAGGCACCACCTGGAGTAGAAAATTGTAAGTTATTTACATTTTCATTTTGTCCTGACAATACTAAACAGCTTTGAAATGTTGTTAAATATCTACCTAAAGGAGGTGGATCTCTTCTTTTAATAGGATCTTTTAAAAAATCTACACCCGCCGTGGAGGTGGATAAATCTATAGTATCATCTATAAATCGTACAGTAGTCGGATCAGTGGGACCAGGAAAAGGTACTGTAACCCCTGTATCATTGTCCCAAGGAACTGTTCCAATATGATAAAATAAGCCCGATACGTCAGGGTCAGTCCCAGTCGTGCCTGTTATACTTTTATATATCTGAACTTTTAAAGGACTGTCCTCACTCGCTGTACTAGGTATCTTGTTTAAACCATTAAAAATATAATCTTCCCATGTTATTTGGCTATATCCATGAGTTTGATTGAATGTAGCTATAATTGGATCTGATGGCTGACTTTGTACTAGATTACCCTGAGCATCTGTATATTCAATTACAAACTTATATGCTACTCTATCATCGTGATTATACAAATCGGCATTTGTACCTGAAACATCATGAATACTAATAGTATCTACTAGACCACCTGCTTCTTGATTAGTATCTATAGTATATGCCCATGACCCTGGTATAGGAGTCTCTACAAGTCCTGGTAGACCTGCTCTATATACATGCGTACCATCATACTTCATAACAGGATCTTGCCCATTACTTAAATACATAACGCTATTTAACTGAACAGCACTTATATTTTCTATTAAATCTGTAGAAGCTACATACGTATCTGTAGATTGATAACTAGGAAATATTGTAGAAGAAGGTGTTGCTTGCCCACTTACTTTATTAATAAATTTAGTAAAATCTATATCACTAGAAGCACCTTCACTAATAAGTGTTTCTTGTAATATACTCATATAGGCAGCAGGTGTATCTGCTGTTATAGAACTACTATCTACTTTAAGCAAAGATGTTGCAGCTATGTTTAAATTAGCTTCATTATTTATATTGGTAAGTAAAGTAGCTATAGTCATATCGGAAGAATTATTTCCTGTACCTAAATCAGCAGAAAAATAAATAGCTTCATTAGCAACATCGCTTATTTTAAATACAAAAGTTCCTGTAGATTTATTTAAATAATGAGCTATTAGAATCTCAACATCTTCTCCAGCAGTAGTATTTACACTCGTTCTATTATTGACTAAGTGTATCACACATTCTTGTACTTGCCTTATTTTATCATTAACCATTAAAACTTCTTCTGCAATAGATCCGTCTGCACTAGTCTGTCTATAAGTAAATGTTCCATAAGATGTTTCATCGGCAGATATACTAGAAGATGCTGTGGTATGGAATCCTTTTCTTTTATTGATAGCTCCTGATACTCTAAAAGCAGCATTTTTGACATCCGTAGCAAATTCCATAGTTCTTTTTAAATCAGAACTACGTTTGTCAATACCTCTAAAGTTTTCAGAATTTCTAATAATTATGTGAGGTACTGACATTAAAAGCTCCAATCATCCCAGCTATTAAGCCGAGGTATATATTGAACGTCATCACTAATAACAGCGTAACTCTGAACAATCTCTTGTTGCATTAAAGTTAATTCCTGAAAAGCTTCTTGACTGTCTACACTGGAATCTCTTTTTAAAATTTTCCATGCGACATAGGCAATTAAGTACCGTTCTGTTTCAATACTTAATTCGCTATGCGTTGTAGTATCTTTACCACCTACTATATAAGCTCCTACAGGAATTTCTGTTGATTCATCAGAGTTTACTGCATGGGCTCCTAGTACCATCTCTTCTGAGTCTATAGAGATTAAAGGTACATTTTTTACTACATTGTTTCCATCTTTATCTATTATACATATATAGTTATGTTCAGATAAAGAAGCAATATCTGTTTCTAAGTTTGATTGATCTAAATCAATTGTTGTATTACTGGAACTACTTAAAATAGTACTTACAGGCGCACTACTTTCAAATTTCTGAGCTACCTGAGCCCTTTTTAAATCTAATTCAGATAATCTTCGTACATAATTTATTCTAAGTTTACCTGAACTTTGAGGTACAGGAGCTAACATTAATTTACCTGCTATTCTAATGTATCTAGAAGGATGTCCACTAGTACCTGTAGCTCTTCTTTTTAAGTTGTCTTGACTTAGTACATAGTAATCATCTTCAGATCCTGTAGAAGAATATTCTACATTATGCACTTTATTGCCTAAAAAACAATCGCTAGGTAATTCGTATGCCTCTAATCCAGAGGTTACTGTAATAATAGCTTCTGCTATGAATACTCTAGGATGTTGGTGAACTATAGCTGATTGTAGATTATATTGAGCATCATTTAGATACTGAATAAATTCAGAGTCTTTAATGCCTGTGAAATCAGAAAAATTCTCATTTTCTGTTTGATTTCTTATTTGGTTTATTAAACGGGTTACTGATCTCATTATATATCCTTAAAAATTTATACTTCTCTTACGTCCTGATCCACCTAATACTCGACTAATTGTTTGAGACATTTCTCCTTGAATCTTAGCTTTTTGTCCCATTCCTTTAGCTAATTCCATATCTCCTCTTGCCTGCCCCATTCTTTTTGCCTGTTTCTCTTTTTCTAAGCCTCCTATAACACCCATAACAGCGGCGGCTCCCATAACGGCTGGATTAAATCCTGAAGAAATACCTGCTGTTAATACGGCTCCTGCTGTGTCTCCTGTCGTACCGCCTCCTAGTAGACCAGATGTCATATCTCCAGCTGCCTGGGCTCCTATATCTTTACCCATTTTTGATAAATCTCCTTTTAGATCTGGTCCTTCATCTACGTTTAAGTTAGTCTTTTTTAAACTCTTTTTAACAGCAGATTTTTTTAACTTTTCATCTAGATCTAATGCCTGATTTAAAGGCATAGGTGTATAGTTTAAAGACTGTATCTGAGGTGGTGGTGTATCCTCTCTAGATTGATATTTACTATAATCAGGTTCTAAAGATTGTCTTTTTGGTACAGTGGGACTAATTATTTGGTCAAATATATTATTCATCCTCTAACTCCTAGTGATGCTGCTTTTTTATTCTTTTTCAATTTTTTCTTAGCAGCCTGCTTCTTCATATCCTTATCTTTAGATTGAAGAGCCTTGCTGCCTTTACGTATTAATTTTTTTATACTCATTATTTCCTCAGTTTACTTTATGTATGTGTAGATAGTTATCATCCTAATTTTGCTATAGATATATGGGATACCAAAGTTCCACCCATAGATGAATTCCCTTGAACGGTATAACTATTATCCTCATTACCACCTTGTGGATCTATATACACTTTTGTCGTGTCACCTGCGTCATAATAGTTCATGTAAGTTAAAGTGGTTCCACCAACATCGTCCTCGGGTTGACCTCTATCCACACTAGTAAAGTAAGTATAAACATGTGAACTAACTCCATCAGTTATTCTCATGTTTGCAGAATATTGAAAACCTGTGAGTATTACGTTTGCAGTAATAAGGTAATAACCTGATTCTGGGAATGTATATACTCCAGTACTAGTATCAAAGCCTGAATGTGTGTCAAAAGCAGTCTCATTAAAAAGTATTGTGTGACTAGCGGCATCGGTTCTTGTGTAGTCAGCATTTACAAATGCCTTACATGCAACCGGAGTTGCTTCAACTGGTTCTGGATAAACCGTTGTTCCAGCTTCTCTTTTTGCAATCTGAAATCTACCTCCTGCCATACTAACAGCACTGCTATCTGACGTTAAAGCAGAAAACTGTACCTTTACTAACTGATCTTTTTCTAGGTAGGTTCCTATACAGGACGCATCTGCGGATGATTGTCTTCCTGTAACCCAGGTACCATTTAATGTCGTTGCACTAATTACTAGAATACCATTATCACTTGCCGGCGTGGAAACTGGCGTACCACTTGCATCACATACAATTATCCAAATAGCAGAAGTAAATTCTTTTTGACTTGCATTAAGGTCTGTAACTGCACGAGCTTGTATATCATAATAACCTGTTTCCGGTACAGTGTAGACACCTGTACTAGAATTAAACGAATTTGTAGTATCTGTAACCGTTGTAAAATCTTCTATATAATCAGTGGTATTGTGGGCGAAGGTTTGCGTACTACTACCATCTATATTAGCTGTGCATATAACCGGAGTTGCTTCAACTGGTTCTGGATAAACCGTTGTTCCACTCTCTAATTTATGTATATTAAGAAATGTATCTGTAACATTGGACGTTGCTATTACATCGTACGCTGTGTCTGCATAAACATCTACACATAGAAATATTTTATCATCTTTATTAAGTTTAAGGACACCGCTTGCTTGAGCAAATTCTACATCAGTACTTGAATGACTTCCTGATCTATTAGATCCTCTTAGTAGTGGAGCGCCTCCTGAAACGGTATTTTTTGTAACAAGACAATAAAGTATATCAGTACTGAGGATATTATCTGTCCCTACTTGTGCAGATATATAATAGTACCCCGTTGAAGGTATTAAATAATAACCATTGTTATCTGTATCATCAGTACTAGGTACAAAGCCATTTATAGTATCTTCGGTGGTACCGTCTAACTCAATCTTATTCGTGGTGCTACTACTTATTGCTTGATTGCTTGAAAGTGTTGCAAATAGAGATACTGTTTCTGGAGCATTTATTACAGTAGTTTGTACCGTTTCTCTTTTTGCAATATCTATGTAAGTTCTCTGACCCCCCATGTCTTGAACTTTATTTTGTTCGTTGTTAACATTATCATGTTTAGCCATAAAGGTAATCTCTGAACCAGCTTCCATGTAATACCCAATGGCTGTGACATTTACAAAATTAGTCTCGGTTCCGCCAGTCACAGCAGCCGACTCCCTAATAATATCAGTGTCTACTTTTATCATAGCCATCACTCTCCACATGTCTGCATTACCATCCTGTACTATAGATATACCAAAATTTACATCATAGTACCCTGACTCGGGTACAACATATTTACTATTAGTAGAGTCCCAAGCTGATTTAGTATCCTTAAATGGAGTATTCCAATTAGTTAGTGTATAGTCACCACCTGCCAAAATTTGCGCTGAAGTCAGTCCATTTATGGTACATATAGTAGGCAATTCTCCCGTATCTACTGAAGTGGTGCCTGTTGCCCATGAAGAAATAGGTGCTGTCATTCTAACATTGAACTGATGCCCCGCACCCCATGAATTTAGAGGAAAAGAAGAATCCCAATCACCAGTAACCCCATCATGTTTTGTACCTGTTATTATAAAGTCTGTAGTTGATGATCCATTAGTCTGTATGTCGTATCTACCTAGATTACCTGATCCTGTTACTACATTGGCGTGTCCGTATGTAACTATTCGGCTATTGTTAACGTCCGCATAAGCGAATAAATCTGTAGATAATCCTGATGGGAGTGAAAATTGCATAACGCCACTTACACTTGAGGTTGACCCTAGCAATACGTTTCCTGTGATTTCAATATCAGAACCGACTCTTCTGTATGTCCATTCTTGGCTACCATTACCTAATGTAATATTTGTTAAAGTAGGTGTGTATTCTTGCCAGTCTGTGATTATGCCCGTACCTCCGCCACCACTTCCACTTCCACTACCGCCTGTAGGCTCTGTATTTCTCCACTCATTAGCTGAACTGTTCCATGACAGAACTTGTCCTGAGGTAGGTGTAGATGTAGAAACGTCTGTTAAATCATTTACAGTTAGAGCAGCTATACTAGAAGTATTTGCAGCTATGTCAGTATCATTTGAAGATATGTTAGCTGCGTTTGTAGCTATGTTAGTTTCGTTAGGTGTTATCTTATTTACTAAGGTATCTAAATCAGGATGTAATTTAGCTTGTGTAATACCATCATCTTTTAATCTTAAATTATTATCTGTATGAATTTCTATAGAGGAATCGTCTACTTGCACATCTAAAGCTTTGGACGTATTATTTTTACTTAGAGCTGTACCTGCTACATCAGAGTGTATCTTAGTAGCTTTAACAGACTCATCTTGTAGAGCTGAAGACGATAATTGGGCTCCTGTTCCACTACCTGTATGGGTATGTTCGCTTAGAGCTTTAAAAGCATCCTTAACAATTTGAGCCCATCCTGTCTCCCCACTAGCAGGTATAATTATAGTGATGGATTGACCATCAACTTTTTTTATTGTTACAGACATATTTTCTCCTACTTAGCAAATGTTGTATGATGAACTTTACATAAAGTCACAGATCCTGAAGTACCTATATCTATTTTTGCTCTAACATATCTAAATATGTTAATACTATCAGATAAAGATTGCATTGTATCTACAGAAAATGCATCTAGTTCATTAATTCCGTACCAATTTATTCCATCAGGGCTAGTTTCTATTCTTACACTAAACTCTCCTGTTCCGTTTACTTCAAAAATAAGTCCTTTAGCTTTTAAAGGTAATTTTATTTTTTTAGATATACTATCTACTGTTATACTTGAATCTATTAGACTCTCTGCATTAATTGAAATCATTGTTTCTCCTAAGTTACTTTTTGGTTTTGTTGTGGTGTACTTGTTCCATACGTTACTTCTTGTTCAATTGAATCATCCGCTTTACCAGATGTTACTGAACCAGCGCTAGCTTGTTCCTCTAATTCATGATAAAGTCCTACTGAGCATGTGCCTCCTGTAGATCCTGCATTACCAATCTTAATTCTTACAAATGGGAGTAGATTTACATCAATAACTTGAGAGGTACAATCACCTGCTGTTGCAGTACACTCAAATTCGCAATCAGACCCTGAGCTTAACACACAAGGACACCAATTTACTCCATCTGGACTCATTTCTAAACTTATTTCTACTGTACACCCATCGCATAGAGCTGTCAAGATGTAATCATCTGTATCTCCATTTAATGTCATAGTAGGGCTATAAGCATAGTTACCTGAGCCTACGATATTAGCTGTGGCTAGTGGAGTACCTGAGGCATCGACTAACCCTAATGTAGTGGTGCTTATAGTCACACCGCTTAAAAACATACTTCTATAATTAGATGCCATTTCTATTATTCCTTTATTCTAAAGTTAATCTGTGCTTCCACACTATCACTACCTAAGTCACAAGAACCAGCTCCTGTAAACTTTACTCTTAAATATTTTAATACTGGAGATGCCATCTGTTTTAGATTACATGCTCCTACCTCTAAAGCTGCTACAACAACTTGAGGAAAGCTAATTCCTATAGATCCCGAAGCAGTTCCTGCGGCTCTATCTGCCAAATGTATAGAATCAGCAGAGGTCATTAATTGCCTATCTGCTGTTACAATCCCAAAAGCAGCTATATCTCTAGCATTTATACTATCATCATGATCTTTAACATCATTTATTGTAATGGAACAATCTCCTGGAGTATCTCCCCATCGCCACCATCCTTCTAGCCCACCGATTGAGGTAGCTGCATTTTCCTGCGTTTCCCCCTTACGATATGGATTAATAAACTGGTTGCCTCCTCTGGATGACCCAATTTTTGCTGGATCATTTAAAGGATACGGTACACCTGCTAGGTATTCTGTTCCTGCTCCTCTGTTTGAAAGAGCTGTAGTATTACCATGAAGTGCTGCCGGTTTCTCTGCGTTAAGTGTATTTGTTATAACAGAAGTTCCTGCCTGATCTATCCACCAACAATCACTATGGAAAGAGGTTTCATCAACATATCCCTGAAAAGCATTAATATTGTCTACACCTACAACCTCATGAATACCTGCTGAAAACTGTGCATGTGGCTTATATACTTCTTCAGCATTTCCACTATCATATTTTAAATGTCTGTTATATATTGGAAAAGATACATTATATGTAGTAGCATTATATGTAGATGTAGCTAAATTATTTAAGCCTCCAATATAATCTGCTCCTGATCCATCATTTATAGCTGTTAATGGTTGTCCATCAAAAGATAATCCCCAGTGATATGCTAATGAGTTAGCGGGTCCTGGTCCAAACAATACGCTATCTCCCTCTGAAATATTGTCTCCAGAAAGATCATTATTACCTCTATAAGATAGGATTACATTATGCCATCCTCCATCACATATATCTATAGTAGATCCTGCGATAGTTTGTGAGCATTTCCATAGAGCAAAATATTCTGCTTGTTCTTCAAATCCGTTAAAGGACACACAAATAGCTCCGTCTTGATCTGCTGTAGATACCCATTTTTTTGTTGTAAAGTTAAATGATTTAGTAAGTGACATTGTTATCGCATTACCATTTATAACATCTTCTGCTAAAACTTCTCCGGTAGCCGTAGCTAATTTAGATACTAAGGTAGCTGAGGCTCCATCCTGGTATACTAACGATACTGCGTTTCCTGAAGAATCTTGCTCAGGCGTTGTAGGATCTTGTAATTGCCACCAAGCCTTTATAGCACCTTCAGTGATACTAGGTAAATTCTTTATATTTCTAACATGTCCATTACTGTATATTTGTTTTACGGCATCTGCACTAAGTGCTTCACTATGTACTGACCAATTAGATATACTAGCACTTAACTTTGAAGCATCTGAAGCTCCTGGACTTGCCGCATGTGCATTTTCTTGTCCATCACCTAATAGTGTAAATCCGTTGTCTCCTTTTAAATCATCATCTGTTAAAGAAGAAGAGGTAGTAGAACTAATTTCTACACCGTCAATAAAAGTTTTTTGACTTCCGCTTGTATATGTAAATACTAGATGATGCCAATTTCCATCGTTAACTACTGTAAGAGAAGGATCTACTAAACTACTATCGTGGTGAGTCAGTGTTGTTCCTGTACTGGTAACTTCCATTGTCATACCTGTAGTAACTGCTCCACCTGTATTACTAAATAGAGTACCTGTATCAGTAGTCTTGAACCAGCCTGATATACTGAAACCTCCGGTGCCTGACGTAAATACATCATCTAATAGTAGACTAGGCGTTGCCATAAAACCTAATGCTGGGGATCTAGTATATCCAGTAGTTATGATGTTGGTCTGTGTACCAGCTGTCTCATAAATATCTACTCCATATCCAGATACATCTTTGAGTCCTGCGAACACACCTGCTACACCTGAAAGGTGAGGAAGTTTTTGATCTGCATCATAAGCCCTTACTAAGCCTGTTTTAGATATTGGAAAAGCTGCGTTAGTACTTAAATCAGTAAAATCTAAAAGCTTTCCTCCATTATATAATTTAGATGCTTCTGCTGCCGTTAATACTCTAGTAAAATCTAAATGATTATTTATGGCATTTCGGTAAAATTCTGTCGTAGCCCCATATTGAAGTTGACTATCTGTGAATGTAGATGATTCATGAGTATATGTCTCATCTCCTTTGAAATAATTATCTGCTGGAGCATATCCTTCTACATAATCTGTACCACTCTCAGTAGTTACTTTTATCTTTATTTTATTACCATTTATATACATACATATAGCTGATTCTGGAATACCATTCTCAGGGTCTGTAGGAGCATAATAAGTAGTGACACAATTAAAACCCTCGTTTAAATTTACGTCAAAGGTTGTTGAAGATCCATGATGAGTAAAAGTAAGTAGAGGAGAGCTATCATATATATACCAGTAACTGGATGACATTTGGGATATAACTGGTATAACTTCCAGGGATCTTGCTCCTCCAGCTATAACCGAGTCCGCTACTAGATCAAAAAAGGCTGGCTCGCCATGATACCTTGTGTAAGTACCCGCACTCGTATAGTTAGGTCTAAAGCTATATCCATCGAAATAAGAGCCTCTTCCTTTCCAATGTGAACATGCATAATCACTTCTTCCATAGAGCCATCTAGACGTTGAAAAATCTTCGTCTGGCTTAAATTTAGAATGTAAATGTTTACCTAAATTTCCTTCGTTATTACTAGATAGGAATCCAGATGTCCCAAAGTGAGTGGCTGCATCTGATCCTGCTATTATCTCAATGTTAGCCTGCCCACTACCAGCAGAAACGTAGTTATGTACCGTAGTATAGGTAGACTTAGGTTCAACTAAATTCTGTGTAAGTTCTGATGGTCCTAAGCTATATAAGTTATCGGTTGTAGCTAAGGCTGGAATTGCATCACTAGATGTAAATGCACTATTAGTTAAAGTTGGAAATACTCCATTAACTGGAGTTACTAGGGCTTTAGTATCTGAGCCTCCAAATCTATACCAATCTATTAGATTTGCATGACTAGTAAAATCTTTAGGTTTTATATTACTACCTACTGTTTCATATAAGGTATTTAAATTTCCATCTGCTACAAAAGTATTTAGATAAGCTAGTTCATCTGTATTTAATACTCCTGACTGACTTGTCCAGGTGTTTCCAGAAATATTATATCCCGAAGGTATTGTATAACTTACTTGCTGATTATATAATGAAGTACCATCACTATCTATTACATCTATATGAGCTACTCCTGTATTACCTACACCGGCACTAGCATCGTTTCTTTTTATTATACATAAAGCTTTTGTGTAGTCTGTAACATCAAAATATGCGTTTGATCCGTAAAAAGGGGCTGGTCCACTTCTCCAATTAAAGTATAAGTAGAGTCTATCCGCATAAGCGCGAACAATATGCTGCGCATAAATACCTCTATTAGCCGACGTAGAATTATAAGAACCGCCTGCATATACTGCTCCTGAAGAAGGAAGTAGATTTAAATCTATCCATTCAACGATTGTAAAACTATTATCGGGATTTAGTGATGAAACACCATTAACGGTAGACGGTTGATAAGATAACCCCATGGAGTTTTGTGTATTAGCTATAGTACCTGCTCCTGACTGATCGTCTAATTTAATATTTTTAGTATTTTCAAATGTATCGTGTCCGCCATGTCTAAATAGGACAGGCTTATATGTAGTAGTCGGATTCTCACTTGTCTTGAACCACTGACTGTAATTAAATGATTTATTTATAGCTACGTGCTGATCTAATAGATCTCTTGCACCTGAGCCGTCTGGGGTAACTACACTTCCACTAACGTCAAAGTTTAATCCACCTCTTGCATGTTTATTTTTAAACTCCCCTGCATCAGGAGTAAGTTTTACTGATTCTTCATTACCAACGATTTCTGTTACTGATCCGCCAGGTACTAATGATTGAGTACGTGATACAGCTGGACACCAATTAGTGCCATCTGGACTCATTTCTAAGTTAACATCAACAACTCCACTACAAGAAGAATCGGCTTTGACATTTAGTACTAGTCCCTCGGTATTATCGGGCATAGCTAGTGTATCAGATGTAATCTCAGCTCCTGCTCCCTTACTACTAGCTTGCGTTACAAAAGTTTTTTTATTATCTGATGACATTATATCTCCTATAATGATTATGTGTAAATTAAATGCCTCCCTAAAAACCCCCAGCCGGTTTTAAGAACTGGGGGGAGAGAACCAGGGAGGATAGTTCTCTTTTTTAGGTTATTATCCTTCTAGACCTCTAAGAACACCGTGAAACACAGGGTTAATATAGATTTCTAAATATCCACCATAACGAGCTTCATACTCATCTTCTCCAGATTTACGTAGGAAAACAGTTCCATCATCATCAAACCAACCGAAGTCAGGTCTGTGATAAATATGGATATTACTATCATTTAGAAAATAAATAGTATCATCTTCAACGAAACGCTCAGGAAAAATCCCTACAGCTCCGTCAATTGACATGAACTCAATCCCAGAAAAACTAATGTCAGCCCCAGATTTTGACTTTAAGCCAGCTCTAGTATTAACAGTAAATTGTTTTTGACTTTCTAACATATTTAGAAGTTTTTCATATTGTGTATAAGAACAAACAATAAGATTAGGTGATTTACCACTCTTTTTCTTAACTTTTAACATTACTTCATTCAACATGTCTGTTGTAAGAGCAGCTTTAACACCAGCAACTTCTTTGTTAATGTCAGTAGCTTCCCATCTACGTCCGTGGGAAATGTTATACGATTTACCTGATTCTCTGTCAGATTGTTGTAATACACCTTTAAGTCCATCAGGGTCATTTCCTTCTGATCCTTGCATGTGAATCTGAGCTGCAACCAAGTCATTTTCTGTACTACCAACGGCAGTTACTTTAAAATCAGCTAAACTTACTTTAGTTCCGTCTAATGTAATAGTCTTTAGATCAGGGTCAACACTCATGATCTCTACTGATTTTTTTACTGTTTGGGCACTACTGCCTGCTCCAGCGTCCGCACTAGGAGTAACATCTACAAGATCTCTCTCTTCAAAGTTAGCTTCTTTCATATTTCCAATTGGAACAACAACATTACTATCACTATCAAGAGCTAATAAAGCCGCTATAGCTGAATCAGCTGCGTCTGCTTCACTAATATCAATAATAGCAGAAGATCCTAAACTACCTGAACCATCATTAAATAATATACGAGACATATTTCGCATAAAAGATTCTACACCTTTTTTAACTACTTCTTTTGTAGCTTCTACGAAAGCGCCTTCTGAAGATTGAGATGCCTTAATTGTTTCACGATCAATATCTACTACTGCGTAAACTTTTTTAGCTTCAATTTCAGCTGCTGCATATTTTGCTGCACTTGCTTTTGGTAAAGAACCAGAACCAACACCACCAGCGAAAGACTGAGGTACAGTTATCTGTAGTTTTCTACCTGTAAAATTATAAGATTTTTTTACTCGCCCTAAAAGTACGTTAGCTGAGTTATATACATTCTCAGAAAGCTTTTCGTACTTAATCTTAAATAGAGCGTTAATATCCGTAAGGGATAACTTAAATTCGCTTGCCATTTTTAACTCCTATAGTTAAATTAAGTTTATAAATCGTCCCAATCTACAAGATTTCCTTGTTTTGGTTGAGACTGTTGTACATTTTGTTTCTTTGCAGGCTTTGCCTTTTTAGAAACAGATTTAGATGCTTCTTTTAAAAAATCTCCGTAAACCTCTTCCACGATCTCTTTCAAATCATCGTTATCAAAAGATGGATTCTCCACAATCACCTTTTGAAGACTTTCAATAATTTGATCTTGTTCTGAAAGAACTGGGCTGATACTTTCCAGAATCGAATCTGCCTTGGAGAAAGCTTGGCTATGTGTATAATACTTAGCTACCACTTCAGGCGTTATCGTTCCTTCAAAATCAGATTCCGTTAAGTCTTTGTAAGCTTCTTCAAAATCATCACCGGATATACCATGAGCTTCCTGGACATTGGCAATCTCTTTCTGGAGGTCTATATAAGCTTGCTCCTCTTTAGATTGTTTCTGCGCAGACTCTTGTTTTTGCAAAAGATACTCATTTTGATGAGATAGTTCTTCTGCATGTAGCTGCTCTGGGCTTAAATTAGCTCTTCGAGATATTTCAGGAGTAATCTGGTTTAGAAGTTCCCGCCTAAACTCATGCGGTTTCATTCCAGCAAACTCTGCAAAATACTCTAAAGCACCCATTGCATCTTCATTTTTTATTTTTTCA